CATAGATACCCATTCAAAATGAGATACTTTAATAGTCCCATCTTGTTTATTCATAAAATTAGTAGCACGTAAAGTTTCTTTATATGCACTATCTGATTGTATTACCATTTGGTCCACAGGATAATTAAGCATAGAGCTTCCAGTGGTTCTACCATTATTTTTTTCTATAGCAGTAATTTCAGTAGGAGTAAGTACTCTCCAAAATTCATCTAATACAGAACTAATAGACATCCATCTATCTTCCATTACAGCTTGAGCATCTTCTATATAATCAGAATCTGCATCCCTAAGAATATTAATATCTTTAGGATTACAAGTTCGAACAATAGGCTCACCTGCTACGTCACCTACAAAGTAAGTTTCTTCTCCTGCAATAAATACATCTTTAAAACCGGCATTAAATTTAAGTTTTAATTTTTGTTGTTGTACTAAATAAGAAAGAGCTTGCTGACCTGCAATCTCTCGTATATCTTGATAATTAGTACTTAAATATTCTTGTATTTGTTGTGGAGTTTCGATAGGTTTTTGTCCTTGTGCTTGAGGACCATTTCCATTACCTTGTCCCGGACCTTGTCCGTTCCCTTGTCCATTTTGTTGTCCTTGAGCTAATTGTTTCTCAAAAGCATTCTGTACAACTTTAAATAACAGTTCTTTCTTTTTCTCTTCTAATTGAGTTACAGCGTCAGGATTAGTAGATACAACTTTAAAATTAAATGGTCGTTTAATTTCTTCTCCTAATAATAATTGTATTTTAGGACTAATTATATCGTAATGTTGTAAATTTGCTGGGGCATCTTGTGCTACTCCATAAGGGTTAAGAATATATTCAAAGTCAGCTTCATTTAATTTACCGTTAAATAAATCATAATTGATACCTTTATTAGTATTCGAGCTACGACCTGTATCAGTCTCAGTCTGCATCATACTAGATAAATTTTTCAATACTTCTTTTCCCCAAGACTTAGTCTTTTTAGCAGAGGATAATCTTTGTTTTGGTATACCTATATTTTCCATTATATACTATTTGCGAATGTACAAACTTAGCAATTATTCTTATCTAAAGCAATTATTTTTACCGCTTTTTTTAACTTGAGCATTTCTACGGCTCCAAAAAGCATCTTTATTAACTTGTTTATATGTATTTTCTACTTTAACATTATAATTTTCATTGCTATGTAAAATACATAACATAAAACTAATTACTCTATCAAAGTTACCTGTTAAACTATAAGATATTAATTCCTTAATTAAAGCAATAGAATTAATAGTATGTAAATTATAAAATACTTCATCTCCAAGACCATCAGCTCTTTTTTCTAATAACCAATCTCTAGCATAAATCTCAGCTTGTCGTTTAATAGGTTCACTCATATGAGTACCATATCCACGATGTACTTTAGAATTAGGAACTATATCTTTAAGTATTCCAGGTTGTTCTTTAAGTAAATTAAGACTCTTTTTTTGTTCGAAATATATTTTAAGCCCTTTAAGATTATTCTCATAAAGAGTCTGAGCATTATAATAAAGCAGCATCTTCCGTACCATTTCATAATAATCATTAGCTCTTTCTGGCCTACCTGTATATTCAGCAACTAGTATATCATGAGTCGAATCAAAGTCTTGAAAAGTTTTATAAATAAATGTAGAACCTAATGAACTTGTTCCTGACTGATCCTGATCATATGGATCCGTTCCTGCAATATATAATCCAAAAGGAGTATCCCCATTTGAGTCTCTATATGGATGTTCCCATATGACTAAACATCCTTCAGAATCATCTGTATCTCGTAAAGGAAACTTAGTAATTTCTCTTAATTCTCCATTAGGTTTCCACTTAACTTTATCTTCTTGCCAATATAAGTCTCCTAACATACCAGCATTCTTAGCTTTACTGTTAGTTTCAAGTACTCCCAACCATTTGTTAAGTTCGATAATTGGAAATAGATTGCCACTTACTTGTAAAAAAGCTTCTCTAGGAGTCTTACAATATTGAGTAATATATTTTTCCCAAGTTCTTCTAGATTCAGAATTTTTAATTACTTCTCTTTCGGTATCTAAATATAATTCTACAGCTTCCCTGTTAGAATTACCATCATCATCTACCATATCAAAAGTTACTTCTGTAGTATCTTCTCCTTTTTTCAGAAACTCTTTATGAAGCTCTGGATGCTTATCAGCAGTAAGGGTTTCTCTTCTTACAAGAATTTTTCCCGGTTTATACCACATATCATCTATAAAAAGCCCACATTCAGAACCTTGTCCTCCATCATCCCATACATTATCAAATGACCTTAACCAATACTTACTAGGATTATAAAACATTTCTGCAAAGTCATTAGACCCCCCTTCCATATCCCCACCCGTACCATAAATCATCGGCATCCCAATCATTATATCTCCATCTCTAAATACAGGAGCTGTAACCATATAGGAATCAATAAGATTAGGCCATTTACCTGCCTCTTCGAATAAGAATAAGTCAGCAGATAAACCAATAGCCGCAGAGAAGTTATCCTTAAAGGTAAGTGTACTTATACTAGAATTATATCCTCTCCATACTTCTCTACCTTCTTCAGATACTCTATATCTTGCTTTAATATAATCTCGTCTATCAGGTGATTTACGTCTATGCCAAGCAGTATTAGCATTTATAAAGTTAACCATCTCTAGAGCCATATCCATAGTAGTCTGTGCATACTTATCTAGAAAGGCTCCTACTATAGAAGTAGAATCTCTGTAAAAATTAAATTGATGTGCTAATAATGCACCATTCTTAAATGAAAATCCCTTTCTCCTAGCCTTAGCAGCTATCATGCCCTTACCTTCTTTTCTGGCTAAATCTACTTGCCAGAAATAATGATAATCCATATCTAGAAATCTAGGAAAGGTAAGAATCTTACGTTCTACTCCATGTTGAGTAACTGTAGCTCGAATACGGCAAAAGTTAAGATAAAAATAATGAGGTCCTGTAATAGATATATCTCCTACAGAATATCCTTCTATACATCTTCTAGTTTGTTCATCCCAATAAGCTTGAAACTCAAATGTTCCTTGTGGAGCAGTAATATAATATCCTGTTCTTAGAAATTGAGTAGCTTCTAAGGATAGCAAACTAGTATTAGTAAAAGTACCTCTTGTTTCTATCTTATGTAATTCCATCTATAGAGTCTCTGTTTCGTAAAGTATAATACCTGCTACAATAGCTTCAGCAAATCGAATCACTCCTTCAATAGAAGTAAGTAACTTAAAATCAGGTTCATAAGTATCCATAAAAGCACATTCTACAAGTATTGCAGGACATGAAGTCTTTTTCAGTATATAAAACTGAGCCTCTTTATCTGAGTCTCCGTCAGATTTATCTGTTCTTGCCTTTAATAAAGGAAAGGCATTTTCAAAGGCCCTAAATACTTGCGTTGCTATAATATCAGATTCAGTTTGTCCTTTAGAAGTAAAGATTTCAAATCCAGTACCTCCTCCGGCATTAGCATGAATAGATATAAGTACAGAACTATTTTCTTTATGAATATGATTAGCTCTTTCTACTCTAGTAGATAAAGATATGTCAGATTCTTCAGGAACTAATAGATTATAATCTATAGCTAAGTCTTCTAGCATTTCACATACTTTCTCAGAGACTTGTCTATTAAATTCTCCTTCGTAGATATGTTCCTTTCCAAACTTAGCTCTTTTACCCCCTGTTTGATAAACGCCATCTATTACTCCTCCATGGCCATTGTCTATAATATAATTAAATTTGCTCATTATAATTTATTTAATACCCTGCAGTTTTCTGAGGTTTTTCATTTTTATGTTTATATTTACTGTCTACAATATTACTTACAGATTTATCGAATATTTTAATTCCTAAAAACCATACTTTCTTTCTATGGCCTATAGTAGGAAGGGCATAAAATGAACTTCCATTCTCTATTCCTAAATCTTTATATTGTTCTGTGGCAACTATTTCTACTTTTATCATAATTATTTAATTTTCATAAAGGCCAGTACTTCCCCCACCTTTTATTTTAGTATTATTAGTAGTTTGTTCTTTCTTAACTTGTTCTTCTAATTTAGTAAGACTCTCTACAATCTTACCTATATCTCCTAAGTTCTTAGCTACATCTTTAGCTGTATATAAAAATCTACCTGTTTCATCTGTAAGTGTAAAGTCTATATTATCAAAGTAATCTGATAATTTATCAGAGGCATGAAGTGCAGAATTAAGAAGTTTAGTACTTCTAGTAGTCTGAAGCTCTACAAATAGAGCCTTAGCAGTTTGAATTAATTTATCTTCTTTCCAACCTTTTTCCATATAACTCTCGATAAGTTTCTTTTTACGAAGATTTTCTGGATACTTAGAGTAAGGTGAATTAAAATCTAATAGATAATAAATATATCCTAGTTCTTTAAAGGCTCTTTCTTTATTTCTATTCTTATCTCTTTTCCAAATAGCCTTAAACTCAGGTATGTTAAGAACATCAGTTCTAATTACTATCTTATTATCTTTTAAATCAAATATTTCCATGGTTTATAAATTAGCATATAAATTAGAATTACTAGTCTTAGCTTTTAGAGCTGCAATACTTTCCTTAGTAGGAAATGTAGCTTTACCTCCATTAGCTACAATAGTAAAGTAATTAGCTTTAGCTATTTCTCCTTTACTAATGAGGCTTGGGATAAGATATACTTTATAAAAGTTATGTGTATATTCTGCATTACTATTGAAGTCTTTATTTGTCATCTTTAGTAAAACTAAGTTCTAAATCTTGTTGTTCGTTTACTCTCTTAAGTTCTTCTAATACTCTAGTAGGAGGAGTAAACAGTCCAAAGTTATGTAATCTAATTCCTGTGAGGTCTCTCTTATTCTTAAATGTATCCGATATAAATTTATATTGTGTTCTTACAATACTATCTATTACGAGTACCGGTAAGTTATATTTCTTACTGAGAGTCTTAAGTACATCTTTTGGTAATTCTATTCTTTCCTTAGCCATAAAGTTAGTTACTTATTTAATAATAAAATTAAATATTACTTGGCTAGTATTATCTGTAATAGTAGGAATTACATTCTTATGAATATAAAGAATATTATCTTTATCCTTAAGAATTAATCCTTTCTTCTTAAGAGCTTGAATATAATTATTTACATTATAGTTAGAAATAGATAATGTTTTCTGTATCTTCTTTCGTACAGAACTAGAAAAGACTATCTCATAGTCTTCCTTATACT